CCAGACCCACTCCTTTCCTTCCATAATTCCCTGAACAAATGCATCAGGTGCAGATGGATCGGCAACGATGTCAGCAGCAGTTGCTAACATGAAATCTTCACCAACAACTGAATAACCTTCGTTTGTTGGTTTTAGTGTTCCAACACCACGAGAAGAAACTCCAAGTGAAACACCTTCACCAAGAAGAGATGCTGCAATCTTGCCCATTGGGGTCTCAAGAATTTTTGCTTTTCCTACAAAATTGCTTCCTTCTCTATGAAGGTCAACAATCTTATGAGAAACACGGTCGAGATTAACAGTAGGTCCATCTGGGTGTCCCAACTCACCGAGAGCACGTCCTTTAGTGATGAAACTATCGTTATAACGATTTACTTCTCTTTCGAGAATTCTCATTTCATACATTCTCTTATTTCTGTTTGGCTTGTCTGCCTGCAGAAAAATACCTTCAATGAAAAGAGACTTCTTTCCATCTTTCTCTTCGGTAATTACTCTTACCTTTTCGATTTCTTCTGTAATAAGTTTCATTTTAGTTAGTAAATGCTACTACGGTTGCTACGACAGTTCCACCTACTGCAGTGACTGCTGCACCAATATCTTTTTCGATGACCTCACTGGTTTGAGCAAGCAGTGTCATTTCTGCAGCAGCAGTATTTGCAAATGCAAGTAATGACGCATCAGTCGCATGTGTATTTGTTACACGCACCAACCTTGCAGCAGTAATAGTGGCATCGGTCACTGCAACTTCAGTGCCTAAAGGTTTGATTATCATTATTTTAAAGTGAGTCTTATCAATTATTTATATAATTACAACTCATTCTTTATGAGAAGCATATCAAATGCTGCAGTAAATCTACCGTTATTACTTCTAGTCTGCAGTCTAATATCTATATCAGTTTTTTCTGGCATCTCTTGTGGGAATGAGAACTCATACTCATACTGCCCACCACCAGAAATTTCAAATGTATGCCCGACTCTAAAAATAGTTGCTACTGAATTGTATCTAACATACATGAAACCAGTAGCATCAGCACCTGCTTGTGCAGTTGCAACACCTTTATACATGTATCCAGTGTATCCAGCAGGAACTGTATAAATTGCCATTAGAGTCTGTCCTGCATCAGCAAGAATTCTCAGGACTTGTGTTCCTCCTCTGGAGAAGTTTATTTGCCCTACATTAGTTCCATCACCACTGGAAACATAACCACGATAAACTCTTTTGAATGTCTGAGTTCCTGTTACTGTCCCTGTACTGGAAAGAATAAATGTCTCTTCAGTTAACTCATAGTTCTCATCGAGACCTTCAATAGTTACATGTTTTCCATTATCACTAGCACCAACTTGTGCTGCGACAAGAACTCCAGGAGTGTCAAATGCACTCCAAGGATAAAGTGTATCTCCCTTATCCCAAACAGATGCGGTTGTATTAATTGATTGGGATGGAGTTGCACCAAACTTATGAATCTGTGATGCACCTCTTACTTTTCCACGGGAAACATTTAGTTCCCATGCTTCATCCCAAATATAATTTTTAAAACCCATCAGTCACTCCAACTTAATCTTTCTGGTTGGTATCTTTTAGAATTTTTTACGATAGATTTTTGATTACCAGGGTAAACATTTTGTACGATTGCCCCAGGATAATCACCTTGAATATTTTCTGCTAAAGAAGTTCTATCCATCATCTTACCTTCTATCTCAAGACGATATAATTTACCTTCCCAAACAACATCTGCAAAAAATGATTCTGAAGTTTCTTGTGCTTCAGAACCACTCATATAGATGTTGCCATTAAAATCACCAGCAACATTGATACTTTCTGACAAAAATTGCTTGAATGATTTCATTCTTCTTCTTGTTCTACGTCTAGGTCAAACATATTAGAAACGATAGGTTCTCTTTGTACTTCGACCCTATCCATTGCTTTTTGCATCAGAATATTCTTGATAGCATCACTAACTTCTGAAGCAGGTGCATCATTAATCAACATGTCAACTACACTAGGTGTTTGTGTTTCAGTTTCTTCCATAGTATTTTCAATTAACTAAACTTATTTATATCTCACCAGCTTCGGGTTCCATAACCTGAGTTCCTAGGTCACCACTGGAAGCTCCTTGGTCTAGTGCTGGTTCTTCTGCTGCTGCTCCTTGCTCAAGATTCATGAGTTTTGGATCTACGATGATTCCTTCCTCAATTTCTTTTTTAATTTGCTTATCCATTTCAATAATCTCAGCATCAGTCTGCTTAAGAATTTTAGTTCTTACATACATTGCAGAGAAATACTTTCCAAGATAAGGTTCTACTGCTGCAACTGCTGCCAACTTATCATTGAGAAGTTCAGTTTCCTTCAGTTCATTGAAGTGATTATCATATAGGAAGTCATACTGAATATGATCACTAATTGTTTGCCAATCTTCTAGTGATACAATATTTTTAAGAACCAACTGTGTCTTCAGCATGTCATTGAACATGTTGGAGAATCTCTTTCTCAAACGACCAACAAATTTAGTGAAACGAACCTCATCTCTTAGAATTTCAGATGAACGTCCCAAACTAAATCCACTGCTTCCCTGTGTTCTTGTCTCAGGAACATTCAGAGAACGGAAAAGTTTCTTTTGGAAATATTCAATATCAGCAAGTTCACCAAGATTCTGACCACCAGGAAGTGTAGAGATTTCAGTTCCTCTACCACCTTCACGACGAGGAAGCCAAAAATCCTCAAGCATTGCCATATACTTTCTATCATCACGAATCTCACCAGTGTTGGCATCGTAAACTAACTTGTTACGATAACGATTCATAACATCACGAAGATATTGCTCTGCCTTAATTTTTGGAAGATTACCAACGTCAATATAGAAAATTCTACGTTCTGGTGCTCTAGACAAACGATAGATAACCAGAGAATCTTCAATCATACGAAGTTGATTGAGAGACTTAATTGCTTTGTGGAGATATGAAAGAACTGTTTGCTTATTTCTATCTACTAATCCAGATGTGACATGAGTAATCGCATCCTTTGAGATTTTTACAGTCTTTGCATCATTTTTATATGTTCCAGTTGCTGCACCACTTGCGGATAATGCAGAATTTGGATTATATACGTAATGCTCTTCTACTTCTGCATTAGTGACTTCTTGATTAGTTTTATTTTGCTGAAGAAATGGTGCCCTTCCATTCTTAGGATCATTAGCACTCTTCAACTTTCTAATAAGTTTAATCTTTAGTGGGTCGATGTATCTTACTTCTTTGATACCATCTTCTGGTTTATTGAAATCAATTACCTTATGGTAATATAGTCTTCCATCAATATACCAGTTACGAAAAATTTCATGAGCCTTCTTATCGAAGTCCATGATTTCTTTTATGTACTTAAACTCTTTCCTGATTGCCTCTTTTACCTTATCAGACGCAGGAAGATTTGATAGTTCTATTTCAACAGGAGAATCATTTAAATCTGAGACAATTGCCTCATCCACAATATCTTCAATGGCACTATCACACTCAGGGTGTAGTGCCATTTCTCTATATCTTTTAATTAAATCTGCTTCACTCTTGAAAACACCTTCAATATCTACGTACTGGCCGTAGAATCCACTAGACAAATAGTAATCTGCCTTATCTTCATCATTTTGAGGAACAGGGGAGACAACTTTGCTTTGCTTATTGTCGTCCTGTTCCTCAAATTTAAAACCAAATAATTTAGGCATTTTTCAGTATACTAGACTTTTACCTTCCTAGTATTTATGTAGTCTCGGAAGTACCCAAGATGCTTCTAGCAGTACCAGGATCAATAGCATCCCACCACTGAACTTGTAGGTCAACGGTGAATTCTTCAATAGAATCTGCCGCATCGTAAGAAAGTTCAATAGGACTTACATTAGTTGGGAAAGTTCCGAAGAACTTGTAAGTCTTAAGAACTGGCATCTGGTCAGTAGTTGAAGGAAGTGCTCCAGTGGTGTTAGAGGAAACATTGCCTCTACCTAACTGGTGAACAACCATTTCTACTTGATATGCATTTGGTGTGATTACACCAGCATTATCATCGTGACGGTTGATGAAGTTCATCCACTTTTCAAACGCATTTCTGAGTTTGAAGTTGGTGTCGTTGATGACAGTGATTGTCCATGGATCGAATGTTCTATCACCAGCAACTTTCAGGTTTCTTCCTCTGAAAGGAACATCAATTACGTTAATGTTTGAACCTGGAAGTTGTGCTGCCTTAATCATGAATCTGAAGTCAGCGTCAACCTGAACTTCAGTCTGAAGACCTGTTGGGAAGTTGATGATACACTCAAACAGATTAGGTCTTGCACCACCACCGACTAATCTTGATTTGAAGTCGGTGAGTGTTCTTTGATTATACTTTGGTAAGTTGTTTGCTGCGTTGTTAGTCATTGAATTACCTCGTGTTTTTTAAACTCAAATAATCAGAATTAAACGTTACCGACTACTTCAGAGAAACTGATGCCAGTTCTTGTAGCAACGAAGGTTAGACTGATGAAGTTGATAGAACGAGCAGGTTTGACAAAGATGTCTGCCTTAAACTGATTCGCATCAATAACTTCAGGAGTGTTATTTGATTCATCGCAAACAACGATGAACTCGGTAATACCTCTCTTTCCTTTTACGTCACGGAGATATGGTTCAACAATATTGATGAAGTTATTTCTGGTAATTTCATCATTAAATTCAAAGAGTTGGGATCTTGCTGCGGACTCAATTGCTTGCTCCATTGTGAGGAACAAACGACGAACATTGATTCTGTCGAATGCAGAAGCATATCCTAGTGCAGTCTTATCACCAAACAGGATAATGCCAGAACCAGGAGAAGCAATAACTGGATTGATTCTTCTCTGATAGAGAGCATCTCTCTGTGCTTGTGATGGGTTATATGCAAGTTTGATTGCATTGTTGATTGCACCTCTGTTTGCACCAGCAGGTGAGAACCAAGAATACTGCTCAACACTGGTTCTTGCCATTAGACCAGCAATATCAGCATTTGTCTCCAGATAGAGGAACTTATTGTTGAATCTATCGAAGGTGTACTTAATACCAGAATCAAATACTGCGTATGAACTTGATGTTAGTGGTTCAAAGAACTCAATGATAGAATCAGTTTGAGTTGCAGCATTTGCGGTAGATGTTACATCTGCTTTATGTGGAGAAATAACTGCGATGCAATCCTTTCTTTCTTCTGCAATGGAAATTAGTGAATTTGCCTTTGCTTGAGATTCATAAATGGTTGTTCCACCTGAAGGACCAGCAATTAGATAATCTACATTGTATTCTGCTGGGTTTCTGAATACATCATAACCAGCAACAACGTTTGCTAGTGTTGGTGCTAAACCACCAGATGAACTATAGTTTTCACCAGAATTGAAGGAGAATGTTCTATTTCCAGTTACATTAAATGAGGTTGACTGTGCATTTCCACCAATTGTTCCTAGGTCAACGGTGTATCCTTTCTTATCACCAGTGGTTGAACCAATTAAGTTAGATGCAACACCTGTTTCGGGATGACCAGCATAAACGTTTACGGAACCTCTAGCAATGTAATCCTTGTAGTAAATTGCCTGAGATGGACTGATTCTTGCATCCTTTGCCTTGGAGAGGAATGTATGCTTCTCCATGATATTTGATGCTGTTCCAGTTAGTGCACCAGAATCATCAACAACTACGACGTGCATTTGGTCATTCTTACCACTTCTCTCTACTGCATACTGAGAACTTGATGGTCTTGGTGCAATAGATTTCCAGAAGACGGTTGCATTGTCGATTCCAAGTTTTTGGTTGTTATACCAGTCAGAAACAGTTGTATCGTTTTGGCTGATAGCAGTAGTTGTAATTCCTGCAGAGGTTACAACATGTACATCTTCATCATCCTGGAATGAATATGTGTTTGTATTAGAACCTGGGTCCTTATAATCAATTTTTTCGACAACACCAGCAGTTGAAACTCTATCAACAACCTTTACATAGATTTCTTCGTTGCCGATTCCAGTAATAACTCCTCTGATGAAACCACTAAAGTTAGTGACAGTTCCACTTTGTGCAAATGTTTGATTTACTGTTTGAGTAACTGCATAACCAACTTGAATGTCAGTTGCTTGTAGTGAAGTTGTTGTTGATGTAAAATCAAAGGTTTCACCTATCAATGAACCTGCATTAGTTGTTGGTGTATCTATTGTAATCTGCCCAACACCAATTGCTGAAATTTCCGTTCCACCAGGAACATTTGCATTGGTGATTTCATTTCCAATTGAAATCAGAGTAGTGGTGATACCAGTGATGATTGTGGTTGTGATGCCGATGTCACCAGTCTTCGTAGCAACTGTAGTTGTAGTTGTTACTGATTGTGCTGTTGTTCCAACACCAGCAATGGTTTGGTCTGCGAAGGCATCAATAGTGCAAACTTTTAGATTATTTCCCCATCTACCTGGAGTCTTTGCTGCGAATGACCAGGTAGTGTCTGAAGAATGATTGTTTTCAAAGTCCTCAGAGTTCTCGATTTTGAGATCGGTAATGCTATCGGTGTTAGCAGTTACTAGTGAGTCACTATCTGCTCTTACAACTCTTAGTACACCACCGTATGAAAGATATGATGATGCTGAAAGCCAATATTCGTTCTGACCATCGGTCTCTGATGGTTCACCAAAATTAGATATTAAATCCTGCTCATTCTCAATTAGAATTGGTTCGTTTAAAGGACCCTTAGTGAAAGGACCCACGAATGCACCCACCTGCTCACTTGTAGTATCAATACTACCAATAGTTAAATCGATTTCTCTGGTTTGTACCCCAGGTGATACTAAATTTAACGCCATTTGTTTCCTCTCTAAAGAAGTGTCATTTAGTCTATGAATATTTATTATTTTGGATGCTTGAAATGGGGAATAATGGGGAACCCTTTACCAGTCTGGATATTCCCACCTACCAAAGATATTTGTGGTCATTTTATTGACGACCGTTTTTCTTGCATTAGCAACTCGTTTTTTTGTGCATTCCTTACATTCATAAGAGTATGCATTCTCATCACTTCTGGTTTTTCTTGTTTTATAAAAACCATCTATCAAGTCTTTTACTTCTCCACAAACTCTACACTTTCTTTCTGATAATAAAAAACCGTCTAAGTCAAAATCTTCTGTCATCTATATTCCCACATGTAAGACCTATCACCATACTCGTCAGCGTGCCATCTATCACCATTCGTATCTACAAAGGACGACTCTTCACCTCCTAATCCATCACTGATAAATCCAAACGGTGACATATCTGCTTCAATCTGGTCTCTCTGTTCTTCGTAAATTCTTTTTCTGATGTCATTATCAGTCATTTCTTTGAAGTATGGTTGAACAATCAACCAAGAGAAGATAACTAAGCACATTGCCAAGTCATCATGGCAACCATCTTCTGCTTCAAAGGTTTGTGATTTCTGAATGAACGTTGTTAGTTCAGAGATGATATCATAATCACCTATGGCAATCTTATCATCTTCGATAATTGTTTTGAGGTTAGAGCATCCAACTTTCTTGACAGTCTTTGACATTTTGACACCAAGTTGAGATTTCTTACCAGAAAACCCTTGCCCAACTAATTGACCAGCACGACCCCTCATAGCACACATGAGGAGGTTTTCATACTCCAAGTCAAATTGAAGCATGTTTGATACTTGCTCTCCAATATCGTTGACTTCCACCAAAACAAATGATTTATTATATGCATTTCCAACCTTATCAATAATTGATGGGAAAAGCATTGGTTTTATTTCATTATCTCGATATTTTGCTACGATTTCATATGGGATATTTGTTATATCAAAAACGATAAATGCTGAGTAGTCCTTTCCTGTTCCTCGGGCAACGTCAACCGTTATCATATAATTATGGTCTTTTATCGGTTCTTTATATACATCAAGACCTTTATTTCTTTTTATTGGGTCTGCATAAACTAATGACCTTAATTTAGATGGTGCAATTAAGGTATCAACAGAACCAAGGAACTCACACTCAAATTCTTGTGTGAATTGCCTTTCTGAAGTGTTTCGTATAGTTTCTTCTTTCCATTTAGCATCTCGTCCAGGAACTGCACTCCAATGCACTTCCAATGGTCTATATCCATTATTGCCCCTCTCTGCATCATGCCAAAGTTTGTAGAACATATTCATCCCGTTGGGGGTAGAAATGATAATAACTTTGGTTGTTTTACCAGAAGAAATAGTAGGATATACAGACGAGAAGAATTGCTCTGCAATGTGGTTTGGAATAAACGCAAATTCGTCCAGGAAGATGATGTTAAATGAATTTCCTCGGACAGCAGAAC